ACTATGGTGTCGTTGCAGTTCAGAAACAATTCATCGGTTCCATGCACTATGAGGTCTATACAAGAGACTATGGAACGCAAACAGGTACATATATTTGCACTTTAGACAATTATCATCAAGATGTAGACGCTGTAGACTACTCAACAAGTGAACAACCAGCGGAACATAAGAGTCATAACCTGTTAGAATTAGATAATGGACAGTTTTGTCTCTATCCAAACAACAGAATGAGGATATATGACAACAGTATCACTCCTGAGACACCTAAGAATCCCGATTTTAAGGTTTCAACTGTGTATTATCAGGTGGAAAACGGTCATGATCGTGATGGATTGGGTTCAGAAGAGAATTATTTCTGGAAAACAGCGAAAGAAAGGTCTCTTGATGTGAGTGTAGGTGCTGGAGGCACCGATAATATGGGTCTAGACTTTTATAATACAGACTTTACTGGTGGAAACATAGAAATTTCAATCGATGAACCACCAGAATTGGGATGAAATGAGTGAGCATCTGATATTAGATGTCTACGATGGATACTTTGATGACTTAAATAGTCCAAATTTTCTTCGTGACATCTTCACTCGTTCAATTTTGAAGGCAGAGATGACAATATTAAATGAATATACACATAAATTCACTCCATGTGGTGTGACATCTCTTTTTGCACTTGCTGAAAGTCATGTTTCTTGTCATACTTGGCCTGAATTTGGTCGTTTGAACGCAGATTTCTTCACTTGCGGCGAAAAAGACCCAAGAATTTGTGCTAAATACATTATTAACGCTTTAGAATCAGAAAAATATCGAATTCGTGTCGTAAAAAGATAAAAAAAGCGGTATAAATAAAAACAGCAAACTAATTGTGTAAATAGTGGCTTCTAGGGCATTCAAAGATATTAATTTATCCTTCAAACGTCATCCTGTGACGAATGATGTGGTGACAATTCGTAACGAAGACGCTATTAAAAGGTCTGTAAAGAACATAATTTTCACAATTCTTGGTGAAAAACCGTTTGAACCCAATTTTGGTTCAGTCATTAATGAATCTTTGTTCGATTTGAACACAAACTTAAGTGAAATACGAGTTTCAGATGAAATTCGATCATCTTTACTCAATTATGAACCAAGAATTAGCAATCTTGACGTAACAGTCACGGTTGCACCTGATACAAATGAGATGAATTGTACAGTTCAGTACGATATTACTGGAATTCCAGCACCAACACAAGAAGTAGAAGTTCTCCTATTCCCAGCTCGAGTATAATGGCTTTCGGTCAATACGTTAATTTAGATTTTGATCAAATTAAAACGTCAATCAGAGATTATCTGAGGGCGAATACAAATTTTACTGATTATGATTTTGAAGGATCTAACCTTTCAATTATTATTGATGCGTTGGCATATAATACATACACAACTGCCTATAATACCAATATGGCAGCAAATGAGTGTTTTCTTGATTCCGCTACACTTCGAGAAAACGTTGTTGCACTTGCAAGAAACATTGGTTATGTTCCAAGATCTCGTAGATCCGCAAGAGCAAAAATATCTTTTACTGTAGATGGTCTTACAGAGACATCTACACTCACAATTAATGCTGGCATCATTTGTAATGGTGCTGGAGACAATACGAATTACATATTTTGTATTCCAGAAGATATTACAGTTCCAGTCACCAATGGAGTTGCTGAATTTAATAATGTTGAGATATATGAGGGTGTTTACATCTCTCAAAACTTTACTGTTGATACTTCTTTGTTTAATCAGAGGTATATTCTTGATAATTCCTTTATTGACACATCAACAATTCAAGTTAAAGTCAAACCATCCTCAACATCCACCTCTTCAGTCACATATCAACAGATTGACAACATTGTTGGCGTAACATCAACATCAAATTCATACTTATTACAAGAAATTGAAGATGAAAGGTATGAATTGATCTTTGGTGACAATGTAATTGGTAAAAAATTATCAAATAATAACTATATCACAGTTTCTTATATCGTAACTGACGGAAAAGAGGGAAATGGTGCTTCAGAATTCAGTTTTGTAGGAAATATTACAAATCAGGACGGTGCAGCGATCAATGCTAGTCTTATATCACTTGTTTCAACAGATGAAAAGTCAAGAGATGGTGATGAAATTGAATCAATATCCTCAATTAAGTATTTTGCACCTCGAATTTACTCTTCTCAGTATCGTGCAGTCACATCATCTGATTATGAATCAGTTTTAGGATATATTTACCCTAATGTGGAGTCTGTAACTGCTTTTGGTGGTGAAGAAATGAGTCCACCTCGTTTTGGAAAAGTTTTCATATCAGTCAAACCTCGAAATGGTGATTTTCTTTCTGATCAAACAAAAAGAGAGTTGATTCAAAGATTGAAGAGTTATGCGGTTGCTGGAATTGTGCCAGAGTTTATTGATTTAAAATATTTGTATGTTGAACTACAAACATCTCCATACTATAACCCAAGTTTGAATGATGATCCAAATAATCTTAAAACTAGTGTTTCAAATGCTTTAACTCAATATTCACGTTCAATTGATGTCAATAAGTTTGGTGGTAGATTCAAATATAGTAAGGCTGTGTCATTAATTGATAGTATTGACTCATCAATCACATCAAATATCACACTTGTTCGGATTCGTCGTAATTTAAAAGCAGTTGTAGGTCAATTTGCTCAATATGAGGTTTGTTATGGTAATCGATTCCACACTCAGGAGTCTTCATACAATGTCGTTTCAACTGGATTTACAATTGAAGGTGTCACAGGCATTGTTTATCTTTCTGATGAAGTCATTAATCGTGAAAAAGGAAGAATATTCTTCTTTACATATACAGAGGGTGGAACTCCAAGTGTAGTGAAGAAAAACGCTGGAACTGTTGATTATATGACTGGTGAAGTCCTTATAGATACTGTGAACATACTTTCAACAGTGATTGCAAATAACGTGGTTGAAATTCAAGCAATACCACATTCAAATGATATTGTTGGTCTTCGTGACTTATATGTTAAATTTGATATGACAAATACAACGATTAATATGATTCCAGATTTGATTGCATCAGGAGAAAATACCTCTGGATCAAGATTTGTTCACACTCACAGTTATTATACACCAACTTATACGAGAAAATCAAATTCTCCTGTCTCAACAGCTGCAGCGATTCTTCCATCAACAGCTTCTTCAACTGCAACAACAACTACAAGTGGTGGAACATATTCATCAACAACTACAAGTTCAACAAGTTCAACTTCATCATCTAGTTCTAGTTCTGGCGGCGGATATTAATGATAGACACCTCAATACAAAGAGTTGAAATCAATCAGGTAATTGAAAATCAGTTACCTGAGTTTGTGCAGTCAGAAAGTCCACTTTTTGTGGATTTTATGAAACAGTATTATATCTCTCAAGAATATCAGGGTGGATCAATAAACATTGCTGAGAATCTTGACAGATATACTAAGTTACAAACATATGTTGGAGCTGCACTTACCGAATATACAGGATTATCAACAAATACTGAATCATATTCATCTACAATCTTTGTAGATTCAACACAAGGATATCCAAGTAAGTATGGATTGATCAAAATTGATGATGAAATCATTACTTACACTGGTATTGGAACTACATCATTTACTGGTTGTATTCGTGGATTTAGTGGTGTTGATGATATGGATCAACCTACCAGACCTGATTTATTATCTTTCAATACAAGTGTGGGTGTATCTCACACAGGTGGAAGTAAGGTTCATAATTTATCCAATCTTTTTATTCGTGAATTTTTTAACAAACTTAAAACAACTTTTGCAAGTGGATTTGAGAGTCGTACTTTAAGTAGTGATCTTGATCAAGTTAAATTTATTCGTCAAATTAAAGATTTTTATAGAACAAAAGGAACAGAAGAGTCATATAAAATTTTGTTCAGAGCATTATATGGTCAAGAAGTTAGTATCATTAAACCATCTGAATTTTTAATTAAACCATCAGATGCTGATTATGGTTTTGCACAAGATTTTGTAGTTAAACCAATTACAGGCGATCCTCGTAATTTAAAGGGGTCAACACTCTTTCAAGATGCCGATGAAGATGATGATAATATTCGAGGTGCTTCTGGTGCGATTTCAGATGTCAAAGACTTTTTATATGGTGGAGAACATTATTATCAAATCAGTATATCAAAAGATTCAATTGACGGCGACTTTATAGTTCCAGGCAGAACTCGTGTAACTGATCCTGTATCAATTGGTGCAACTGTAATTACTGTTGACACAACAGTTGGATTTCCTACAAGTGGATCTTTATCACTTCCAACAGCAAGC